ATGTTAGAATTTTCAAATTTAATCAAAGTAATACCAATCGTTAATGGTAGTTCGAATTCATCTACTGTATATGAATTTATAGCAGATACCTTTTCTTTTGTTCCGAAATTAACAGAGTCTGAAAGTGGTTCTTATTGGAATTGTGATAAAGTATTTATTGTTGATAATCCTCCAAAAGATGTTTTTCGCTTTTTTTCGATAGAAAGAAATGCCATTATTAAAATAAAAACATCAAATAGGAGAAATATACAATTGGGTGAGAATACAATTCCTGCAAGAGTACAATTGTCTGGTAATCTCAATACTACCAACTTAATTGTAAAGTGTAAAATGCTTAAAGACCCCTTATCGTTATAGTCTTTTCGTTATACATTATTATAATGTAAATTCGCATCAAAATTTAAATCTTGATGAACGAATTACAACACCTTCTTGTATCAGGACTGCCTTTATGGATTACAGCCGACGGCTACAAACAAGCTATGCTTTCTACTTTCCCACTCCATGGATCGTACAAAAGCACGGCTAATCCAAAGGCAGCTACTATTGTTTTAACACCTAAACAACAAGAATTTTTAGCCACCCACTCCTTTTATCAGTTAGAAACTCGCATTGCGCTCGATCAGCTTTTAGCTGTTATCGCTCAAAGTGGTGATGATGTAGTTTCATTAACTGATGACTTTTCAGACGAATCGTTACCCGAGAACTCCATTGCTTATCATCGTGTTTGGGGAGTTGTTCTCGCACAGAGTAATTGGTATTTCTCCTCTAAGCAGTTGGAAGAGGATCTAAAACAAGCCGAAAACAATCCACAAATTACCTGCCACTTCTTACATATCAATACACCTGGTGGCGAAGCGTGGTACATGGATAGGTTGAGCGAAACACTTCGTAATTGCAACAAACCTATCATAACCTTGTGCGAGCAGCTTTGTTGTTCGGCTGGTTATTACATTGGTTGCCATGGACAGCGTGTTTACGGCTTAACCCAAAACGACATGATAGGTTGTATCGGTACGATGTGTAGTTTTTACGACTTTGAAGAATACTACAAAAAGTTAGGTATTACCAAGGTTGAAGCCAAAGCAACAAATTCCGATTTGAAGAATAAAATGTTCGATGACCTTAGAAAAGGCAAGAGCGAACAATACGTTCGTGAGGTGCTCAATCCACTTTGCGCTCAGTTCTTAACAGAGGTTCGTGAGCAGCGCAAGGCTTTAGCCTCCCTTGCTGACGATGCCCCTGTGCTACGAGGCGAAACTTTCCTATCGTCAGAAGCCGAAAAGGTTGGATTGATTGACGGTTGCAAAACGATGATAGAGGTGCTTGCTGAAGCCGTAACGATAGGTAAGGAATATGCCGAAAAAGAGAAGTTGAAATCAGCCATATATAATATTGTTTAATTTTTTAATGAGTTATTATGAATTTAAAAGAAAAGATTACAAGTGTACTCGAACTTTTAGGGTTGAAACAAAAGTTTGAAAGCAACACGCTTTCCAACGAGGAGTTTCAAGCTCTTGTGAGCGAGTATCAGAAGAAGTTTAAGTCTACTTTATCTGATGACATCGAGGCGGAGCAAAAAGCAAAAGATAATGAAGACGAAGTCACTGCACAACAAGAACTTCTTAACAGTCTTCAAGCTGTGCTCGATAGTGGTAAACCTGCTGAAGAACACGCTGACGATCCAAAGCCTAATGCATCGCTTGATAGTGTGGTAGCCGAAATCAAGTCGCTCCAAACCACAATTAAGGAACTTGGTGGCAAAGCTACAGAAGACAAGCCCGAAACTTCAGTACAGGTAGCTCCATTGAATGTAAATGGTTTTGCAAACACTCCTCAATACCTCTTTGGTGTTGAACACCCTATGTTCTCTATGGATGACCGTTGGAACAAGATTGCTGCCAACCCACGAGTAGCTGCAGCTATGCCAGTAGCCGACGAACAAGTAGATGGTGGTGCATTCCGTAAGGCAGTAACTACCTACACGAAGTCGTTGAAAAATCGCTTCCAGTATCTTCAAGAGAACAAGATGCTCGATGCTCCAGCATTGGCAAAGGGTACATACGCTACCAACTATGACGGTGTAGACAACGCTGGTTTGGGTAATCAGTTTGTTGTTTTGCGTCAAGATGCGTTGATTGCTCGTGTGCTTCAGCTTCGCGACTTAACTCAATATTTCCCTGTTGCGTATGGTATTCAAGACCGTTCGCTCGTGTTTAATGCTTTCTTTGACGAGGTTTCACAACCTTACCAGCCTGGTCAAGTATTTAAGGGTGGTATGAAGCTCGAAAACCAAATGGGCTATGTTGATGATGCGATGATTAAGATTGAATGGGGTCCGATGAAGGAAATAGAGCGTAAATACATCGCTTATCTGAATAAGGAAGGTTCAGACCCTATCAAGTGGACAATGATTGAGTTCCAATTGCTCAATACTTTAACCAACGCACAAGTAGAGCAGAACAAACGCCGTATGCGTGGTATCTACGTAAAACCAGAAAAGGGCATTGCTGGTTCTTACCTCAATACTGGTACAGGTATGCTTTATACCCTTTTGCGCTATGTTCACCAACACGACATTAAGCCACATACAGATGCTGAATATTGTAGTTACACACAGGCAACAATGCTTTCAGCCGTACAAGAGTTTACAGCCGATGTGCGTGCTTCGCTTTCTGAAGATATGGATTTAGACCAACACTATCTCTATCTTAACAAGAATCATCAGGCTTGGTGGATTAAGAACGTGCGCAAGGAGTATGGTAAGGATACCGACTTTGCGGGTCCGATGGGCGCACTCAATATCGTTCCTGACACAACCATTAAAATTATTTGGTTGCCATACTTAGGTCAGCTTCCATTTATGATGTTGCATCAACCAGGCAACATTCAGTTCTTGGAATATGTACCAGGCGAAATGATGGCTATCAAGATGCAAGAGCAAATGGAACAAGTGCTTGCATGGTCAACATGGAAGGAAGGTTGCTCGGCTTCATTCACAGGTCGTCGTTTCAGCTCAAAGAAGGAGATGGACGACAACAACTACGAGTGGCAACAAATCTTTATCAACCAATTTGCACACGCTATCGTTGATAAGATTGACGGCAAGGACGGTTTCTGGCACGTTACAGGCGAAAAGACTTCAGAAGACACTTACACCGATATTGCTAATGCTAAGGTGGGTGTGGCTTACTGCATTGAAGCTGGTGTTGAAAGCCATTTGCCAAAGATTGCCAAGAGTGGCAAGTTTGCCAACCTTACCGATGGCTTTACGGCTACGGCAGTGGGCGACTACATTATGGTTATCCTTGGAAGTGATGAAAAGTTCCGTGAACTCGAACGCTGCGTAGGTGGCAAGCGCACCATCAATCAAGAACTCCAACCTAACGTACCAGGTGGACGCTAATTTTCTTCATAGTTATTAATAATGTTTTTGTTGAACGTTGGGAGCTGCTCATTGTGGCAGCTCCCAATTAAAAAGAAAAGAAAATGAAAAGAACAAAAATTCCTACAAAATACCGTGCGTACGACCCTATGAAGGGATACAATTACGCCAATCGTCAAGCCCGCAAAATGTTTATGGTAACGTTTGCCTTATTTGGCATAGCAATGCTTGTTGCAGCTTTGCTCGACCATTCTTTTTTGAGCCTTACAGGTGCTGCCACCTCGCTTGCCTCAATGGCTATCATTGGCAATATTGACGATGTTTCCGACCGTGATACCCATGGCTCAGACATTTCGTATATTGTTTATCTTGTGGCTATCGATCAAATTGACCGTAGCAAAGAGTTTCCACAACCCAACGCTATGCGTGAGGTTGCTCCTGTGCCATTAAAGGAAGGCGAAAAACCGCATTATTTTGAAGCTCACGATATTCCTACCTTAGTGGCTACCACCGAAAAAGGCGATATTACAACCAACGGTGAAAACACCTTTACGCTTATCATGGGTGGCAACCGTGTCAATCTACACAACTTCATCGAAGAATACAGCGGAGGTAAATTTATTCTCTTCTACAAGCACATTAAAGATAAGCAATGGTACATTCTTGGCGAACTCGAACGCCCTATCATTCTTGCTAACACTGAGACCAAGGACGATAAGGACGGACGTTACACCACCTTTACCTTCAAGCGCAATTCGGTAGACCTTCCATTGCTTTACACGGGCAACCCTACTGTAAACGACACCCTTGAAGTTGCAGCAGGAGCTACCAGCATCGCCATTAAGCCATCGTCTAACAACTATAAGATAGCTAACGGCACATCGGGTGCAGCTGCTATAGCTAATGTCTCAGGACTGACAAAGGCTGATAAGGGTCGCTACATTACGCTCATTGGTGCAGGAACAGACAAAGCTGCTACCATAGCCGATGGCACAACCTTCATTCTTGAAGACGGTGCAACGTGGACGGCTAAGGCTGGCGCAAGTTTAACACTTCGTGTCCTTGATGCAACAACCCTCGTAGAAGTTTCACGCACAGAAGTATAACTAAAATCGGGCTGGTTCTACTTGGCTGGTGGGTTTACCCCACCGAACCAGCCTGATTCTCATTTTAATGATTATGTATAGTACAAAGGAAAAACTTCACCATTTCAACCAGCTGCGCAATCCTCTTGCTGCTCATGCTGATTTAGAATTGTTGCGCCAAAAATCACCACAGAATAGCAATATAGACAGATTTGAGTTTGCTCCACAAAAGAATTTTGAGGACATTCTTTTTGAGCTGCTTAACTTTGCCACACATGAAGAAATCGTTATTCATCGTCGTGAGTTCTTTGCTACCGACAATGATGATAAGTCGGACGGGTCAGACGAGTCGGACGGGTCGGACAGGTCAGACAAGTCGGACAGGTCGGACGAGTCGGACATCAAAAAAAAAGAGAAAGCAAAAAAGCCCTCACCAAAGAAGAAGAGTTCCCGAAAATAGATTGGGAAAATCTCAGTGATACCGATGTGCAAGCTGCTACGGTGATTTATAATGACCGTATCAACAGTTGGCGCAAAATGAAGCAGCTCGACGAACTGTTAGATAAGGAACCTAAAGCCGAAGCCGTAGCAGAAATGGCAGAGTTAAGGATACGTAATCTGCAGGCTTTCGCCGAGCTGCAAGCGTTCAATGACACTGGGAAATTCTTATGCAAACACCCACTACTATTTGAGCGGTCTGAATTTTCAAAATTGCTCAAACTTATCAAAAACGACCCTGCAGAGTTCCTTCATTTGCATAAGAATGTACTTGACAACATTAAGCGTTATCGTTCATATATAAAGCGAGACGATAGAAAAGATAAACGAAATACAGACAAGCAGAACCTCACACGTCATCAAGAACGTGAAAGGCTTTTTAAAATGGTTCTTGAACATCATAATAAATAAATCAAATGAAAAATTACATTAAAGTTTTTAATTTGGGCAATCTTCCAACTGCCCCGCTGGATTCTTTTAATGAGCTTCAGGAAGATTTCAAAAAATCTGACCCTGACAAGTTATCAAAGTTACAAATGTTAATTATTACTCGTGGTTTTAAATATTCCTTTAAGGTCTGGAAAGATAATGAAGGTAAACTATGGATAATAGATGCGCATCAACGTCGAAAGGCATTATTAGCACTTCGAAATTATGGCTTTGAAATTCCAGATATTCCCTATGAAGAAATTCAAGCCTCGAATAAGAAAGAAGCTGTAGAAGAAATTGCAGCTTATAATTCAGAATTTGCGCAAAAGAATCCTGATACATTACTATTCAATAAGTACAATATTACTTCCGATGATTTAGGTAAATTTAATCTTGGGTATGAGGTAAAAAAAACAGATTTTTCTATAGGTGGCGATAAATTGTTCTCTCCAGAAAGTGAAATAACTGAAATACAAGAAGATGGAGCGGATTTCACATCAATAGACGGTAATGTTGATGTGTTCTCTCAACCAGGTGATATCTATTTATTAGGTAACAATCGATTAATGTGTGGAGACTGTCGTTCAACTAAAGATGTTCAGGCACTCATGAATGGTAGATTGGCTGATATGATTCTTACCGACCCACCATATAATGTTAATTATGAGGGTGGCAATGACGATAAAATGACCATCCAAAATGATTCTATGGAAAATGACTTATTCTTTCGCTTTCTGAAATCAGTATTCGATGTTATGTATAAAGTTGTTAAGCCTGGTGGCTCTTACTATGTTTTCCATGCAGATTCGGAAGGCGAAAACTTCCGTAGGGCTATTCGTGAAGCTGGATTTAAAATAGCACAATGTTGTATTTGGGTAAAAGATAATTTTGTTATGGGCAGGCAGGATTATCAATGGAAGCATGAACCATGTTTGTATGGCTGGAAAAAAGGGGCTGCACATTATTGGAATTCCGATAGAAAACAAACGACCATTTGGAATTTCGATAAACCAAAAGCGAATCGCATTCATCCAACAATGAAGCCTATTGCTTTAATGGCATATCCAATTACTAATAGTACAAAAAACGGAGAATTGATTGTCGATTTCTTCTCAGGTTCAGGTTCGACAATAATGGCTTGTCAGCAGACAGACCGCATTGGTTATGGAATGGAAATAGACCCTAAATATGTAACAGCCACCGTTCGCAGATTTATGGGAATGTTTCCTCAACAGGGAATTCAATTAATACGCAATGGCAAGTTGTTATCTGAAGAAGAAACTAAAGCTATTATTTTATGTCAGAAATAATAAAAGAAACTTTTCCTGACGATTATGTTCAGCAAGTCAGAACTTTCGGTGCGCTTGGTTATACACCACAGCGCATCTGTAAGTTACTATCTCTTAAAAAAGAAGAAAGCATTGCTTTCCTTCTTCGTTTAGGTACTCCTGGTGATATCTATCATGATGCTTACGAACAAGGTAGCGCATTGGGAGAATATAATATAGATGCAGAGTTAGCAAAGAAAGCTGAAAAAGGTGATATTGATGCTATTACTCTTCTTGAAGAACGTAAAAATGAAAGAAATGAAAAAGATTTACGTAAATCTCTATTTGGAATATGAAAAGTGAAATCGAAAAATTAGACTCAATCCACCCTGACCTTATATCTGCATTCTTATCGAATGGTGATTGTGAGGGGCTTTCCAATGATATTAAATTGTTTTTAAAGCAATTGCAATGGTCTGCTGAAATATTTGAATATGAGCGAAATATTACAAGAGCTGCTAAAAAATTACGCCTTCGTATTAATGCAGAACAGAAAATAAAAATTGAAGAAAGAACTTGCATGGCTCGCATTTATCAAGCCATAAATTACTTTCAAGTAGATTGTAATGTGCCTATCAAAGTTTGGGAAAGTAACTTTGCCAATAAATACGAGGATTTAGCAAAGTTATGTGCGCAAAGTGGAGATCATAAAGGTATGAAATCTGCGTATGATTCTTCGTTAGAATGTAGACGTCGTTCATCAGAAATAGCAGAAGCCGATAGGGATTTGGGTGTAGTTTTTCTTATTTCTCCAGAACTTACTGCCGAAGAGTTGGGCTTCTCCAAGAAGAGCCTTAAAGAGATAGCCAAGAAACACAATGAGGGTTTTTATATTACGCTTATCGATTCGCTACCTATCGAGATGAAGGAAAAGAAACGATTACTGCGTGATGCTGATATTCCTGAAGCTGAAATTATAGAGGAGATAGAAAATGACTGATATTCAAACGACCGAAGAGGGAGTACTCGAATTTGAAAAGTACTACATGAACAATGTGCAGCTATTGGCTAATATCATTGACCCCAATATGTTGTATGCCGAGTGGGCTCGTGCTACGGGTAAAACGGAAGGTGTGATTGTTCCTCGTCTTATTCGTGTGGCTAACGATATGCCTGGTGAACTCTCGTTCTTAGTGCATAAAACCTACGTTGCCTTGATGACAAACGTATGGCCTAACATTCAAGCCTCGTTCTCTCGCCCTGTCATAGTGAATGGCAAGCAGCGTGCAATGTTAGAGTATGGAATAGACTATGTGGTGGGCGAATCGAAGTTGCCCTCTCATTTTAGACGACCACGTTACCCGATAGCCTACGCCAAACACTCTGTCATCTTCCGCAATGGCGCACACCTCCAACTTGTATCTTCCGACCAGCCCGAAAGTGTGGCAGGACGAAATGCCGTTCACGCCTTTGTGGAAGAGATGAAACACAACAACGGTGAAAAACTAAAGTCGCGACTCTTTCCTTCGCTTCGTGGTGGTGGTGCTGACATTCGCAAGTCAGCCTACTATGAAGGAGTTACAGGTGTGAGCGATACGGCACGTGTAGACTTGGGCGAAGATGCGTGGTTTGAAGAATATGAGAACAAAATGGATAAGCAATTGATAGACGAGATAGCCAATGTTTCTTTCGCACTGAATCAATCCTCTTACAAAATATATAAACTCAAAGCAGAATTGCGCAACACGAAGAACCCCGTACTCATAGAACAAATAAGGCTGGAAAATCAACGTTTGCAATCCTTTATAGCACGTTGGAAACCTCGTCTTGCCGATATGCGTCGCAACGCTATTTACTACATTCGTGCATCATCGTTTTGCAACAAAGATATATTAGGAGCTAAGTTCTTTAAGACGCAGCTTGATACCCTTGATATGGACGAGTTTCTGACGGCTATCTGTGCCATTCGTCACAAGGAAGTAACCAACAAGTTCTTTACAACCTACGACCACGAGCGACACCAATTTAAGGATAGCTATATTTACAATCAAATTCTTAAACTCGACCTTAAAGATATGTTTACGCTGACGGCTCGATACTTAAAACATTACAACAAGCGTGAACCTTTATTTGTCGGTTACGACCCTGGTAACTTTTCCTCACTTATTGTTGGACAGAAGAAAGAGTACGGAAGGCGGTTTGACATTATCAAAGAGTTTTGGGCGTATATACCCGACGACCAGCAAAGCCTTGCCAGTCAGATGTACTCGTTTTTTGGTACTGATGCTATCAATAAGGTTATTCATCTTTACCCTGACCGTGCTGGTAATAAAACTCGTGAAGAAATAGAACAGATAACCACCGACTCACTGGCGATGAAAGCAGCTTTAGAATCATACGGCTTTTCGGTGATACTCTATAACGAGGGCGCACCTACCATTTACCACTGGCAGCAGTTCCGCTTGTGCCAGTTGTTGTTTGGTGAGAAACTTCCTTCTTTGCCTATTGTGCGTATTGATGAAAACGAATGCCCTAACCTATGTAGTGCAATTCTTATTTCTCCGTTGAAACGAACCAATGGAAAAATAGAGTTGGATAAGCGTTCAGAGGTGAAAGAAAGCACAAGGCGACGACCAGGACTAACAACACAGCTGCCAAGTGCAATGATTTACCTTTTATATGGCTTGTATGCTGACGTTATTAAGAGTGAATTAAGCAGTATTCCTGACGATTTGCCCGAAAACGTTGCTATTTAATAGCCTATAAAGTCTAAAAAGCAGTATAAGATATATCCAAAACATAGCAATAATAAAGGCTATTTACATAGGTAAAAATATCATTTACTTGAAAATCAACGCTTTACGCTTCGAGCAATTAAAAATAAAAATGTTCAAACGAACGGATTGAGGACGCACCGCTGAGTTGGGGTATTGAGGTGCAACATGGCAAAAGGTCGGAAATATGACACCGAGGTTGAAAATCGTCCTTTGCTAAATGGTTGGAAAGTGGTAATTTCGCTGTCGATGGAAAGAAAGAAAAATAAAGATAGAAAAGCGAGTAAGCCTGTTGAGATAGACGGGATTACGGCTTTGCAATGGGCAAGAGAAATTAGTAAGTTGCCCGATGGTAACTTCATCGTTTGCTTCTTTCCTTATTCACGTTCTCGTGGTTTGGCTGGAGAAGAGTTGGTTGTAAAGAAGAAGTGCAGATACAGAACACAGTTACCTGAAGAAGCGTTTGATGTTGATGGCGAAAACTACTTTTTATTTGAAGATGAGAGGGGCGAATCTAAGATGTGTTACAGAATACTTATAAGGTATATGGGTTTCCCTAATGATGGTTATAAATTACATAAGATAAAATGGTTATGAATGATAGCATAGAACTATATGGTAATGCTGGTAATTATATTTTGGACGGCAATGTTATGTCGTTCCAAATAGGTGAAGGCAATCAGTTAGCTAATTCTTCTGCAGGGTTATTCCCCAATGGCAATGGTGCGCAGATGATAACAGAACACCAGTGGTTGAGTGTAGGTGGTTATCAAGTGTGCTGCCGTGGTGGTAACAATGCCTTGTGCGATGAAGTTACTGCAGAGATAAAGCAGAACCGCCTGTTGCCTCGCTTGTATAGTAAGGAGATAAAGATGCTTTATGGTCATGGCGTTTGTGCTTATCGTCAAACATTGGTTGATGGTAAGTTGAAGCGTGAGTATGTGGCATTGCCTGAATGGGACGAGTGGTTGGGTTCTTGGCAAGAACGTGGTATGGAAACTACGGCACAGGAGTTTGCTAAGACTTGTATCAAGAACTATTATTACTTTGGCGACTTCTTTTGTAAACTGCGTTTCTCTCGTGGTAAGCGATTAGGCATGCAGCCTATTGCTGGTATTGAAGCATTGGAGAATAAGCATTGCCGACTGGCTACTACTCGTGGTGATGTGGCAAGAGAGCTGATAAGTTACAATGACTTCCACCATGTAGCCGTTGGTCGTTGGACGTATGGCGTGGGCAACTATAAGGTGTATCCTAAGTTCAGATTGTCAGAAGTTGACAATTATGAATATGCTGCTGTTTCGCATCACAGAGAGAAGTCGGTAGACGAGTTCTATGGTGTGAACGAAACGCACCAGGGCGCACGTCCTTACATTCAGGGTAGCAACAAGACGGCTACTTATATCAATTCGTTCTTGCGCAATTCGTTGGCTGCAAAGATACACATCATTATTCCTAATGCGTGGGTATCGAGCAAGCGCAACCAGTTGATTAAGCTGACGGACGAAAACAAGATTCGTAAGTCGAAGCATCAAGAACTGGTCCGCTACAACGGCATTGAGATTGGTACAGAATATAGAGAGTCGTTATTGGTAGAATACATGCGTTTGGAGCTTCGCAAGATAGGCGATTATCTTTCTGGTGCAGACAATCAAGGTAAGGCTTATAGCTCTGTTTCGTTTATGGATTCTTCTGGACACGAGCAGCAATGGAAGATTGAAACCATCGATCTTAAATATAAGGAGTATATCGAGGCTTTGATTTCGTACGATAAGCGTACCGAAGCTGCTTTGCTTTCATCGGTAGGTTTGGACGCATCGATTACGGCTGTAGATAAGGACGGAGTTATCAGTAAGTCGGGCAGCGATACTTATTACAACTACCTTATATACATTATGTCGCTCACGCCTGAAGACGAAATTTGTGCCGAGCCATTCAACATTGCTTTGCGCTTGAATTTTCCACATCTTTGGAAACAGGGCTATCGCATAGGTTTCTATCGTGAAGTACCCCAACGTCAAGAAGACATAGCACCAAAAGACCGTTTAAACCAACAACAATCATGAATATACTCTTAGAACTTTTTACCAATCTTGGCACATTCAGTCGTTATGCGCCTGGTGTGGAAACCAATGTGGATTTGCGCGACCTTCAATCGTCAGGCAACTCTGCTCGCAAACGTGTCGAAACTATCCTTACCGCATCGGTGTTCCGTTCGGTGCTTCATCTTTCGGACGAGTCCGAACTTAGAGAGTCGCTCCGTTCTGCCGTTGCCAATTACACTATGGCACAACAATTGGTTTTCGATAGCATCGCACGCCGTAAGAATAGCGTTGATGTTTACAAATACGAAATTGAAGCCATGCGCCGTTCGTATATGGAAAACTACTACAACGCCATTGACACGCTCATTGAGCAGCTATCAAATGGATCAGACGAAGCCTGCACATTATGGAAGGCTGCTCCTTACAACAAACTATTGAAGGAATGCCGAATACATAGTGCTGAGAAGTTCGATACTATTTTCCCTATCGATATGTCCTACTTCTTTTTCTTCCGCCTGGTGCCTTTGCAAAAAGAAACTTTAGACGAACGCCTCGCTGCTTATTTCGAGCGACTCACCATCGAAAATAACGCACGCATAGAACCTACCCTACTGTTAGCATTAGCCAAAAGGACAATTGCTAAATCGTTGCGCCGTTTCGATATTTTGGAGTTTCCACCAACCATACGCAACCTCTTCGACGATAGCCACGCCTCACGTTCAGGCAAAGATGAACACGAAGCAGCCCTATCGCTTGCCGACCGATTAGACCGTGAGGCTGAAGAACTCATCGGAAACATCGATGCACTCCTATCCACCAACACGACAACAGATTTTTGCTCAAATGCTGCTTACAACAATCCAGAAGATAAAATCATTATGATGCCATAAAAAGAAATAAAAAACGATTCCTTAGGAACGACTCAAACGATTCCTTAGGAACGATTAAAGCGATTCCTTAGGAACGATTAAAAGACCCAAACCATAACATAGTATAACGTCGATTGACAACATTATATATAATTGATTGATACGACAATGAAAGATATTGAACTCATCTATAAAGGCGAAACCTACACCATTCCCAACTCATGGGAAGCCTTGACACAAAAACAATTCATAGCCCTCGTGCGCGACCTTGCACGAATGGCACAAGGTGAACTCGCAGCAGGAGTAGTACGCATACGCCACCTCTGCCGAATAATGGATTGGAAATTAAAGAACTTTCGTACAGAAGAACAAGTAGCCAATCTGCTTGCCCTCTCAGAACAGCTTACCTTCCTTTTCCTTATTCAATACCCCGACAACAACTTCGCACTGCAAGGACTATCCGATGCCGACTTTCAACGCTGCCGTCGTATTGATCCTTTTCATCTTACCTTGCCCATAGCACGAGCCTTACAACGCATGGACTACCAATACACCGTAGACCTATGTTTTGCAAAACAACTCCTACCAGAAGTCCATATTAAAGGTAAAGATTATCGAGCATACACCATCGATACCACCTACAACCGTATCACAACATCGCTCACAGCCCTACAATACATCGAAGCAAAAGAACTCCTTGACCAAGGCGAAGAAACTCTACCTTTGTTGGCTTCCATTCTCTATTACGAGGGGAAATATTCATCGGAAAAGGCACACGCCTTAGCACCACTATTCGCACAACTCTCCCGAGAAACTCTCCTCGCTATATCGTTCTGCTTCCAAGCCTTCAGCAACTATCTGTTCAGCAAAACATCGTTTTCGCTCCTAACAAAGTTTGAAGAAAAGCCATTGCGCCCCATAACAACCGATGCTGCCGATGCGCTCTACGACCTATCGCAAGAAGGACTCGGCAATGCACAAGAAATAGAACAAATGCCCCTCATTACCTACTTGAAGGTATTACGCAAAAAGACCATTTCTGCCGTAAAAGACATGAGCGGATTTGGCTACGACAAAGCAAAAATATCAACCGAAGTGGGACTACCCATTTCCATCATCAACAAAATCCTATGATAAAAGAACAATTCCTTTATTTTGCCCAGTTTCCACGCAAAGAAGGCATAGCAGCCATGTTTACCAACGGCGAAAGTTCCTTTAAAGAATACGCACAACTATTAGAAGCGTTGGAAAAACTTCCCAATAAGTCGCGCATACCTCTAATAGACAACTACGTTTACGGACAATCATTTGAAGAACTACAAGCACGCCTTGACAAATGTTTCGGCTCATACCTATTCGTAGACTATGGAGAAATGCAAATCGCAGCCGATAGTCGCAACACCTATCAACTCACACAACGCATCGCCGTAACCATAGCCATAAAAGTAAGCGACCGCACCGACTCGGCAGAACGAATGCTCGCCTCCGACAAAACACTGACAATCCTCGCACAACTACACGCCATACTCCTTGCCGATGCCGACAACGGAAACATAGAATGGCTATCACGAGCAGAACTCGACAAAGCAGAGTACGTCCCCTTCGTAGCCACAGAACTAAACTCCATAGGCTGGACACTCATGCTCAACGCCATAGCACCCGACACCCTACAAATACATCAACAATACAAGTCCTTTGCCAAAAACAGCGAATAATGTATTTTTGCACTTAGATAAATCAAACATACTCAATAATGAAATACCTCACAATGACATCACTTGTATCTTTGCCACTAACCATAGTGGCAGACATCTCCCGTTACTTCTATCAAGACTGGGAGTTCGCTAAGTGGATTGCAATCGCTATCCTTGTAGACACCATTCTGGGCGTGTGGAAACACCTCCTGCACAAAGACGCATCAAGCGGAAGGTTCTTCATCCATTTCAGCAAGAAAATAACCATCTATATGCTCCTGTTAATCATTTCCAACGTATTAGCCAACTGCACCGTACAAGGGTCTGTTGTAGGAGCAACACAATGGATAAGCACCTACCTTTGTGTATTCATGATAGTGCGTGAAGGCTTCTCATGCGTCGAAAACATACAAGCCATATACCCTATATTCCCAACCAACTTTGTTCGTCGATTAAAAGACTTCGACGAAAAAGGCGAATACATCAAAAAAGATTAGACACCATGATTAGTAAAATAAAAGCAGCTTACATACTCGCAGCTCTCATACTCTTTCTAACGTTCAGTTTAGCATTCGCAATTGAATTATACATCGAAGCAAAAGAAGAATGTACACGCCTTGAACAAAATCAAGGATTGCTCCTTCATAACGGAAAGGTAGAAATAACCCAAACACCAACAGGACGCAGCCACGCATCAGCACAAGCACTCAACCTCAAAACCCAAGAGTTTAAACAAAGTGGAGACACGCTTGTTAAGATTGCAAAACAAATTGGAATAAAAACTAAACGCATCGAAGAAGCTGCAACAGCAACAACCCAAACAACTGCTGTAATAGCAGCACCCATTACATACATCGTTCCAACGGCTCAACCCGACACAACAAAGCCTGGCAACGTTGCCCACCTATCGTGGAGCGACCCATGGCTATCACTAACAGGCAATATCCTTGATTCTGTATTTCACGGCACAATCACATCAACCGATACTCTCGACATCATCGTACACCGCATACCAAAACGCTTCCTATTCTTTCGCTATGGCTGCAAAGAAGTAAAAATGGACATCATATCGAGAAACCCACATACCAAACTAACATACGCAAAATTTTATAAACTTGTCAAATGAAATCGTAACGTAATATTTTTATTTTTTCATAGTATTTGATTTTTGGTTAATAGGAAAGGCTTTAGTAGTGATACTGAAGCCTTTTTTTATCTATATTTATCGTTAGATAATTACTCTTAAACACTTGATTATAAACTCGTTATAACTTGCACGTTTCCGTTTATAGTGTTACCTTAGCTGTACAATAAAAATAAAGAACAATTTAAAAATAAAGATTATGAACGAGCAAATTCAAAGCATTCTAAACGAAAACGGAACAAAGACTTCCAAGATTCAGAAACTTCTTACACTCGGACTTACACGCCGACAGGTTGCAGACCTTGTAACTAACGGAAATTACGGATTTGTACAAAACGTTTACAAACGAATGTTGCAAGGCACAATTACAGCAGCTGCAAACACAGGCGCAACCATTATTCCACAATTAGACTACACTTTTAACCGAAATTTCGGAATTGAAATAGAAGCCTACAACTGCACAAGAGAGCAACTGGCAAGAGAACTCAAAGCTGCTGGCATAAGAGTACAGGTTGAAGGATACAACCACACCGACCACACCGACCATTGGAAACTTGTTACGGACAGCAGCCTAAGCGGAAACAACACCTTCGAACTTGTAAGCCCAATTCTACACGGAGAACAAGGAGTTGAAGAAGTTGAAAAAGTATGCTGGGTGCTCGACCTTTGCAATGCAAAAGTAAACGAATCTTGCGGACTACACATTCACATGGACGCTGCAAACTTCAATCTTTCAACTTGGAAAAACCTAATATTAACTTACAAACGCCTTGAGAAAGTTATCGACAACTTCATGCCAAGAAGCAGACGAAATAACCGCTTCTGCAAAAGACTTACAGAAATCACCGAAACAACCATTAAAAACGCAACCAGCATCAACGGGCTACGCTCAGCATTCTCACACAACCGCTATCATAAAATAAACCTCGAAGCCTACGCACGCCACAACACGGTAGAATTTAGACAACATGGAGGCACAACAAATTTCACTAAAATGTCGGCTTGGATACACTTCCTTGCTAAAATGATTACCTTTGCCCAGGAAAGAGCGGTACAGCAAGGAACAACCCTACAAAACATTCCTTTCTTGACCGACACAGAAAAGTTATATCTTAAATTGAGAACAAAAAAAATATCAGCATAATGCAATATATTATTAAACTAAAAGGTGGCGAACAAATAATCGCCACCTCTCCCGATGACTTCTTGCATCAACTTCACATTGGTAGCCGATTCGACAATCAAGGCACTGACACGGAATTTATGCACAGATTTGCAAAACGACTCCAAGAACAAGAAGGTTACCTCGTTAGGACAGATTCAACGCATAATTTTATGCAAGACCTATTACGGCATGGTTTTATTAAACGAAAATGCTAAATAATAGTTAAAAATAAAATATTTCCCTTTGTTTGTTTGCATATATGCAAACAAATAAGTATCTTTGCAATGTAATAATTAAACAAACAACTTAAAACGTGAGGCACACGATAACAACTGCAAAAGTAAAATGAATTTAATTCTTCACACATTCAAATTGAGATTTACATCAAGTAGTAAAAAGAAAGGTGTTAGAAAGAATGCTGAATTTCGCAGAACATTTGGCAATATGCCTATTATGCAAGCGTATAAGCAATATAAAGCAGAACAAGAATTATTAGACAAAAAGATATTAGATTTAAGAACAAAGATAAATAATTTTGAAAATTTTTTGCGAAAACAAGGCGTTAAATGCACGCAAAGTAATATAAGCGAAAGCCGTTACTATTATTATAAGAATAAAAAATATCGATTTAGTGGTCATGTTTACCCTACTGGCAGCATGACTGACGACTTATTAGGCGTTGTAGATTTTGCAGCTGACCCTGAATTAATTAATGATATTAAATATTAATAACCTAAACGCTGCGCCACCGGCATGACGGGCAACAAATATGTTAGAATATAAAATGAATATTAATGGAGAGTTGGTAAGTGGTTTTTTGGCTTATGTGTACGAAGTTGAAGAACTTGGCTATGATGCAAAACCATTAGAAGATACTGGCGATGTAGGATTTTATCGCGCCGAAGATTACCATGATGATATAGAATGTGTTTCTACTCTGGACGATTCTTATGGAAGTGGGGACGATTCAGAAGGAGAAGAAATAGTAAATGAAGAATTTGTTAATATTGAAACTGATTATGGCGTAATGGAAGGCTTTGTTTCGAAAGCATGGTACGAAACCGACCAAATAAGAATGGAATATGGCAAATGGGGGTTAAATAATAAAGAATTTTCAGAGGTTGCACATTTTAGAAGAAAAGTTATCGATTTCGATGAGAAATACGATTTGGATAGTAAATTTTGGCAAAAAGAGTTAGCTGATGACTGTAAAGAATACAATAAAGATATAGAAGACTATTGTAAAGATAAGGAAACTTTATTTGATACTGAAATACTCCATGCAGAAGATATATTAAGGCTTGTTCTTGATGAAGATTTTGTAGAAAAATTTATTAAAGAATGGGAAATATAAAAAGAATAGAGGGTAGTTCTTGGCTACCCTCTTGGAAAAATACCAAATTTTTCGATTTGAATTATCTACCGAAGTAGAAATTATGCTGCAAAGATATATATAAAAAATCAATAAACAAAAAAATAGGAAAAAATATGGAAATAAATATGGCAAAAAAACAGCAATTACAATATGAAGTTTACTATGATGACAACGTTAATGGCGATTGGTTAGTGGCTGCCTTTGATTTGAAAGGTCAGGCAGAATGGTGGATTAAAGAACATTTGCAAAGTTGCACACCAGTAGATAGTGATGTTGATATTTATAACGATTCATCGAAATTCTTTCGTTATTTTATATCTGATAGCTATCAGCAAACGTTTGATGAAGATGGCGAGTTCGAAGTCTGGCCTTCAGATTGCGAAGTATGGACGAGCAAATACTATTGGAAGGAAGATTAATAGAATTATGAGTAAGTACATCATACAAAAAAGCGGCACCCAGCCTAATGGTTGGGTGCTGACTGACACAGAGAACTTGATAGTTATTCGCTTCGAGGACGGAAAATTCAACGAAACGCAGAACATTGTAATATTAGATGATAGCAAATTGCAAGCATTACCACGAGGTGTAATGGCTACCGAAGCTGCAAAGATAATGCAAACAATGGGCGATTGGGCTGCTCGGCATCATGGTTCAAAACTATTCGACCACCCCCACGGCTTCGAGTATAGCGAGGATAATGAACATTTTTACTTCTATAGGCGAAAATATCCACGATTGCGCATTGAATTCGAAGATAAGAATGTTCAAGGTAAAGAGTTGAAAAATGCGCTTAATAAAATGGCTGCGTTCTTAATGAATAATAATATTTACAACTATGACAATTCTGAACACAATAGGGAATAAAATAAGAGATACACGCACAGCACAGGGCATATCAGTTCGTGAACTTGCTAAGCTTAGCAATGTAAACCCTTCCTACATTAGCAGAGTAGAAAATGCCCATTACAGCGTGTCGATTGTTACATTGGCAAAAATTTGTAAACCGTTAGGATTAGAATTAGTATTACTTCCTTAACACAAAAGTCGCCATTGGGTTTGTGGCGCATCTTGACTCCCATTTGCTTCTGCAAGTGGGAGTTTTTGTCTTTCTTTGAACGTTAAAAATACCACACAACGCAAAAATATTTACGTAAATGTTTGGTGGTTTGTAACTTTTTTGTTACCTTTGCATTGTCATTAAGACAAAGCGATTTTTTATTTTATGAAGACAAGTGAGTTAAAGAGGGAGTTGAAGAAGGCTGGTTGCTATCTTCTTCGCCACGGTTCAAATCACGACATCTGGGAGAGTCCTATAACAGGACTTACAACAAGTGTTCCCAGGCATGGAAGTGCTGAAATTCCCAAAGGAACTTTAGCCATGATTCGACGAAAACTCTTAGGAGTTAGGTAATTTAAAAAGTAAGGTTAGACTATTTCTAACCTTATTTTTATTTTATCTTTCGTTTGTCCAAGTATATTTAAAATCGCTTTTTAAACGAAACAATTTGAAATTCAAATAAAATGGAAGTAACGGTATTTTTTGAGAAGAACGACAAACTTTTTAGTTGCGTAGTGGAGCAGGATATAAACAACTGTAGCCTTATAGGCTATGGCACCTCGGCTCAGAAAGCTGAAGATGATTTGGAAAATCTTCGGAAAGAATACAATGCTATGGGGAAAAATATCCCTGAACTCAATATCGTAGAGCGAAGATTCGATATAGGTTCATTATTCAATTATTATCCTATTAATATTAGCCAGTTTGCAACATATTCAGGCATTAATGCTTCGCTACTCCGACAATACGTTAGTGGGCATCGAGCAGCAAGTAAAAAGAGACAGGAACAAATAGAAAATGCAATAAAAGTTTTAGGACATAAATTATTGAGTCAAAGTCGAATCTTGATTTAGACTTGATTTTTATAAAATGAAAATCGCTTGTGTCCTTGGTGCGTGAAGCATCAAGGACTTTTTTATCGGTAAACATTCATTGCACAACGTAAAAATAATTACGTTATGTTTCGTGTTTCTTGTTAAATATTAATAACTTTGCCCACAACAACGTGAGAAACTTTTTATAATATGGTCGCATTTGATAAAGAAAAACTAATAGAAGTGGTATTGTATATTATCAATACCACTAAGGGTTTAGACTATTATCACGTCTTCAAGATTTTATATTTTGCACAGCAAAAACACTTATGCAAATGGGGTAGCCGTATTGTTGCAGACGAATTTGTGGCAATGGAATACGGACCAGTTCCAACTCAGCTTTATAGTGCAGTTCGCCATAATGAACATTACGCAAAAGAATTAATTCCACTTTTTGCTGAAGCTATAGGATTTGCTGGCAAAGACGCATCTAACACTCTTTTAGCTAAAAGAGACACAAATATGGATTATCTCTCTCCTGCAGATATAGAAAGCCTTAACGAATCGATTGCAGAAAATAAAGGTCTTTCTTTTGGCGAGTTAGTAGAGAAATCTCACGATAGCGCATGGCGTGCTGCAAGCAATTGTGGTGTTATGAGTGTAGGCGATATTGCCAGAGCTGGCGGAGCAAATGAGGGTTTGGTAGAATATATTAACGAGCAAGAATTCATTCAAAAGGCTTTGTCATAATGGATATACCTCAGACACTCATTGATGAAGTTGTTGGCGATAATGTTCAATTGGGCGATGTCTACAAAATAGAAATGTCGATCGAAGATGGCATGAAACTTAAAAATGGATACGACACACGTGATAAATACTTTGTGGTTTTAGGTTTTGACCAACAAGGCTGCGTTTATGGTGGCATTGTTTTCAACTCTAAGATAAACCAGAACCTCCCACCGATAGTAAAAGACTATCACATGCCTATATCCGCTAAAAGTTATCCTTTCCTTTCGTACGACTCATTTTTAAATTGTTCCCAATTGTTACAAACTACTTCCACACGTCTAATGCAAGGCACTAAGGTTGGAACTATCAGTACAGACGATTTTGAGTTAATTCGTTGCACTGTATGCAGCTATCCAAATGCTGTGCCTCGTGAACTAAAAAGGTTTGGATTAATCTAATTTTTAACTAAAAATAAATTTTATGAAAAAAGTTATTTTATTAATGATGCTTGTTCTATCAAGTATGGCTGTTAATGCACAGAATGCTAAAGGTAATGGAGAAAAGTATGATGTGTACTGTGAAATTGTTGGTAGTACAAAATTTTTAAGTACCAAAGTAACTATTGAAGTCGATTTCGGACAATCTCAATGGGCAAATGCTAACCTCTATGGAGCAGATGGTAAAAAAATCAAGTTCAACTCAATGATGGACGCTCTTGACTATATGGGAAAGCGTGGTTGGAAACTTTGCCAAACATACGCTATAGGTTCTGGAAGTTCTTTTGTCTATCACTATATAATGACAAAGCAAGTCGTTTCAGATGAAGAAATAACAGAAAACCTTGACATAAAAAAAGATTAAAGCAATGATAAACTCCCATTGCAAAAACAATGGGAGTTTATATTCTACATGTACTAATACTATAAGTAAATTTTCTTGCCAAAAGCTTTGTAAAATATTTATTTACTATGAAACAATTTATTAAAATATTTGGCGTATTCTTTGTTTGTCAAATTTCTATTAATCTAATAATTTTACTGTTTCTTGTTCTTATTCATCAAGAACACAACAAGGTACTTTTAAATGTTTTACCTTTTTGCACCTTTCTTGTATCTATAATATTAACCTATTTCATTGCTTATCGATGGAAGCGTTTTCGCTTTATAAAAAAAACAGATATCAATGCTATAAAGTTTACCGTAGCTGGAATATCTTACCGAAAGTATGAAGAAGTAGAGAGAGCTGAAATATTAGAAAAGGGAGAGATTGTATATCTTAAACGTGAACCAACAAATATTCATGACGAGAATGCTATTAAAATTTTTACAAAAGACCATGTATTTATAGGCTATGTTCCTAAAAAGGTAAATGTAAATATTCCTAACCATGTTACTACTGGATATGTTGTTGATGTTATTCTAACCAGCACTTATCCTTGTGTCAGTATAATGTGTAAATGGTTATATTATGTTTCGGATGAAGAAGAATAATACACAACGTAAAAATATTTACGCAAATGTTTGGTGGTTACAAAGAATGTTATTATCTTTGCAGTAGCTAAAATCAGATGTAGCAATACATCAAACAAGGGCGAGAAGAGATTCAAGCCCCGAACTTATTAAATCGATGGGCTTTTATTTTTGCCCATACTTGTAGCCTTAAAAAGCTACTGTCCGATATAGAGCGGACGCCTTCCGATGATTTTTATGCCCTTGTGGTGTAGCATCTGGTTTTAGCGAACAGGAAGAGCGTTCGCTCTTTCTGTATCCGTACCTGACGGATTCAGGAAATAGCTAAAATCAGATGCAATATGCAACAGACAATCAATTTCGGAGTAGAGGCGCAAGAACGCAAGCAACTCGACGTACGTGCTACGATACAGCGCAAAATCAAATCTATTAATCTTTGGCTCGACACGAAGAGCGAACTTTACAGCCGTATCGCCGAGTTCTCCGTTACCCGTCGTTTGGTGATTCGTGTAAACTTGATAACTTTGTGTGTCATCATTACGGCTATGGCTGTGGCACAACAACCGCTGGTAGCTTTAGTTTCTACGCTATCGGCAGGCTATTTGGTTTACCGACTAAACAAGAAGGGAGGTGCAAAATGATTTATGCTTATGGATTCTTTTCAGTCGTTAAACTTCCAAAGTTTTGCAAGGAGGTTCATGATGTAATGTATAATGCTAACCGCACTATTTTTGCCGATCGTGACGACTTGGACGAATTAATCGAAGAAGTGAAAACAATCTTCAATGCCAAAAAACCTGAAAAGAGTACGGCTTGTTTGTGCATACACGATTTTAATCATGGCGACCAGGGGCAAATAATAGTCTATAAAGATTATCGCCAAGACGCATCATTGATGCGCTTGGTGTTTGAACCCGTAAGAGTGATAACCAAAAAAACTATTGAAATAATAATGAAAGTGGGGGACGAAAGATGAACATAGAATATAAAAATATAGAGTTAGACAAGAAACGTATCAACGATTTGGCTTCAAAGGTGGCTTTAATGTTAGAAGACGAAGGAGTAGAGGGTAACGAGGCATTAGCAGTTCTGGGCTGCACGTCTGCTTTCGAGATGTTTTATCTTGCTACCCTTAAGCACGTGTCGCCTTCAGAGTTTTATGTATTATACAATAAAATTTTGAACACTTTTTACGATGAAAGTTGTGTCAAACTACTGAAATTAGAAAATAAACAAAATAATAAAAAAGGAGGAGAACAATGAAACCAACCCATCTTGCTCGTCTTAGCGACGAAGCAGCTACAACACTTTATGCTTTTTTGGAAGCCGACTACACCGCAGAGCGCATTGAGAATATTCAAGCCATAGAAGATTACCTTATGGATCAATGGCGAGACAACAATACCATTAATCCCGACCTTGCCTTGCGTTTCCTTGACACCCTGCGTGTGCTGCGCAAAGATTTGAAAGCGTTTCTTCCAACGGAAGAAGCATAAAAAACAAACTATTTAAAGGTAGAAAACAATATGAAAAAAGAAGATAAACAACCCGAAAAGATAACCGATATTAGTGTGCATATTGCTGCACTTAGTCGTACTTATCGACCTGCGCCAACACCAGCCGAAGCAACTCATTTCTTCTCTACCGAAGAAGTCATGGAGGCTATTCGTGAGATTGATCCAGGCGCAAATATCAATAAAGAACAAGTGTTTGAAGCCATGCGCCAAGCTCATTATAATTTTTGCAATCGTCCTGGTGCAATAGGACTTCAATTTAAATGGATGATGCGAGAGAGATAAATTAATAGTTTTTTTAGACGAAATGGCAATACGTTGTGAAACGTGTTGCTATTTTTTTTTAACGATAAGCAACAAAAAAGCCCATAGTTCGGCTCAAACTATGGGCGGTGTGTGATAATTAACTTCGAGTATTCGCCCTTAGGCGATATGGAAGGAGCCGATTTTTTTCGATATATCTTTCAGAGCTTTATTAAATATTTCTTTTTGCTCGTTATTGAGTGTGTATACCTGTCCTCTAACCTTTGTACCATTTATTCTCTGTGAGAGCCATGCGTGGCTTTTTCCAAAGTAGTGTTTGGCTATATAAGCTAATGGTAGAAGTTTGTAATCTTCATCATCAAATTGTCGTCTGATGTCTTCTATCTCTATTTCAATCTCTGTCAAGCCATCGTCCATGAACGCGCGAAAAGCCTGTTCCACTTCCTCTGTTTTGTTTTCCCTTATCCACAAAGCTATTTCCATTCTTCGTGCTTCGCTTTGTTCATCTTCTTTGCCCATGAGTTCTTTCAACTCTTTGAGCTTTACATCTACCTCTTTCATATTATTCTGTTTTTTAACCCTCCCACAAAGGGGAGGGCGATGATTACTTTTCTCTTTGCTTGTAAAGTTTGTCAAGTTCCTCAAGAATTCTATCAATTGTTTCCTCTTGACTTCTAACCCTGATGTTTGAATTGTCAGAAATTTCAATGTACCTTTTCAATAAGGTTTCCAAGAACTTGATTCTCATCTCTAATAGTTCGTCCATAATTTCATTTTTTTTTATTAATACTCTTATTAATTATCACACTACAAAGATACATAAAGTTTTTGTTATGTGCAAATTTTTCCCTTATTATTTTCGTTCTTTTTTGTCCTTTCTTGTTTTCTTTTCTCTCGTTATCTTTGCGTGTATGATTGCAGACGATTTGACACGGAAAAAATTTATAGCTGAAACTCTTCGTCGTGATATAGGACTTATTTATCGGACTCAAGAGGCTGTTGTGAACACTCATTTAAAAGTGCGCACAGGAACATTGCGTACAACTCTCTCACGGCATGAAGTTCAAATTAAAGATACAGGAGAGAGAGTGAGTGCTTTTTTGCGCATACTCCCTTATCTTCGTTTCTTAGACTTACAGTATCGTCGTGCTTATAGTGGCAACACAAAGAAAATGAAAAAGAAACGTGCAAAATTTGCCCTTTACAATCGTGTCGTATGGGGCGTAATTTATAATGAAACTTTTCCTGATATTTGTGCTGGATTTACCAATGAGGTACGTCAGGCTTGGCGCAAAAAAGTAGAAGAGGCACTACAAAAATAATTTTTAATAAATTAAAATACTTATGGGACGACTTAAAGAAGACCATGTTGGATTGGTTATAGAGGCTAAAACAGAACAAGCTCAACAAGAAATTCGACAATTAGAACGAGCTACTGCCGATTTGCGTAAAGAGATGAAATTACGCCAAAATGCTATGCTTGAATTGGAAAGTCAAGGTAAAAAAGAAAGTGAAGAGTATAAGCGATTACAAGCAGAATTAAAAGGCTATAACGCACAGATTAAGGAAAACGAAAACAAACTGCGTGGAATGCGGTCTTCCATGGATATAACCCTTATGACCACTGCTCAGTTAAAGAAACACGCAAAGGAACTACAGAGAGCACTCGATAATACATCAAAGGCTGCTAATCCAAAAGAATATGAACGTTTGTCTTCCGAACTCAAAAATGTAAAGAGCCGTATGGCGGATTTAAAGAATGACACCAAGCCTGCTATGGAGAGTTTGGGAAATTCGTCAGAAGGGGTTGTTGGGAAGTTCAAATCAATGTTCTCTTCCATTGGTGGAGAGTGGACAAAACTTGTAGGAATGGCAAGCGCAGCCGTAGCCTCTATTACAGCCGTTATAGAGGGAGGGAAATGGTGGTATAATTATAATGCTGAAATAGAAGAAGCGCAACGCCTTACACGTGAATTTACAGGACTAACAGGTGATGCACTTATAAATGTTCGTTCCGAAATACAAGCTCTTTCGAATACTTTTGGCAAGGATTATAAAGATGTTCTTGGTGCTGTAGATGGACTCATGGCGCAATATGGCATTACTGCTGGCGAGGCAATGGAAGTTGTAAAAGATGGTTTTGTTTCTGGTGCTGACCTTGGCGGAAATATGTTGTCATTGATAGGTCAATACGCACCATCTTTCCATGATGCTGGCATAGGTGCATCTGAACTTGTTGCCATTATAGCACAAACACGTTCAGGTATTTTTTCTGAAGGTGGTATGGCTTTAATACAGATGGCTTCAAAACGTGTTCGCGAGATGAGTAAAGCTACTGAGGAATCTTTAAATTCTATCGGTATAAATAGTAAGCAGCTTAAGAAAGAACTCAAAGACGGTACAAAAAGTACATTTGATGCTATTCAGATGATTTCTGAACAACTCAAGAAAATGCCACAAGATAGCCAAGAGGTTGGTAATGTACTTAAAGATGTTTTTGGACGTCAAGGGGCTGCTGGCGGTTTAAAGATGATAGAAAGCCTTGCCGAAATGACGACCAAGATGGAAGATGTAAAAGCCGTAACAGGAGAGTATGGCGAACTTCAAGAACAAGAGGTTGAAGCTCAAACAAGGTTGAACGAAAAAATGTCTAAATTCTTTGGGATTGGAGATCAGGGATTTGAAGAAATAACAATGAAAGCCAAAGTTTTCGCTTTGAATGCATTGTCAAAAATCATTGATTACACCGTAAAGATCATCAATTACTTTATTAATTTATATAACAAGTCTACACTCTTTAGATTAGCCATTAATCATCTTAAAGCAGACTTTTTAAATTTGTGGGAAATAATAAAATTAGGCGCACTATTAGCTATTGATGCTTTTAAAGCCATTGGAAGAATGGCGAGTGCGATGGCTACTGTTGTAGAAGGTGTACTATCATTTGATATAGACACCATAAGTGCTGGTGCAAAAAAAGTTGTAAAAGCATATTCTGATACATTTAATGAAATTATTGCTGATGGTAAGAAATTTATAAAGAACTTCAACAATAATATGAAAGATTCGATGAAAGATACTTTTAATCCAAAAAAAGTAGAATTACTTACTCTTGATGTTAAGAAAGATACAACCAAAACGGTATCTACGCCACCTGTTGTAACTGAAGAACCTAAAGGAGGAGGAGGTAGTAAAGATAAGAAGAAACCTACAAAAAAGAAAAAAGTTCCTCATACAACTAAAAAAAGTGCTGACCCTGACGATGTTGCAACTAAAAACTTTGCACACGATAGGAAGCAAGATATAGAAGAAGCAACACGGGCTTACCAGGAAGACCTTAATGTACTTAAAGAAGCACTCGCACAAAAGCGAATTAAGCAAGAAGAATACAATGCGTATATTACAGCACTGAACATTCAACATCAAAACAACTTGCTTAATATAGAGAAAGATTATCAGCAACGTGCTAATGCTACAACGATGACCAGTGCCGAAAAGCGTAAATCACTCATTGAATCACAAGATAAAGCAGTAGCGAACCAACATCAAGCAGCAACTACTGCCTACATTGATATGGAAAAGCAGTATTACGGTTCGCTCGAGCAACTTCAAAAAATGGCGCAATCGTCAGCACCCCAAACATTACAACAAGAATTGGACACAAAGCTAATGATGTTGGAAGGCTATTACAAAACATCATTGCAAATGGCTGGAGAAGATGCAGCACGACAATTGGAAGTAGCCAAAGCATACGAGGCTGCAAAAGCACAAATAACAACCGAATATGCAAAGAAACTTCAAGAACAACAAGCACAAGCACGTCAGCAATACGGACTTGAAACTTTCGAAGAACATCTGCAAGCACAACGACAAAAAGCAAAAGAAGATTGCGAGAAAAAGAAGCTTACCGAAGAACAGTACCAGCAAGCATTAACCAACATAGAAAATCAGGGCGAAGAACATCGTCTTCAACTTCGCCAGCAATATGGCTTAGCATCGCAACAGGAAATCTTCGATGCAGAAATGGCTATGCTCAAACAACACCTTGACAACAAGGAAATAACCGAAGCTGAGTATGAAGAGGCGAAAAAGAATCTGAAAATACAAAAAGCTAAGGAGGCTTTCGACTATTTCGCTAACCTTGCAGGTGGTGCAGTGAAAGCATTGCAAGACGCAGAAATGGCAAACGTAGACGCTAAGTACGATGCAGAAATAGAGTCGGCAAAGCAAGCAGGCAAAGATACATCGGCTATCGAAAAGAAAAAAGCGGAAGAGAAACTCAAAATACAAAAGAAATATGCCGATGTAGACTTTGCCATTAAGGCTTCACAGATTATTGCTGATACTTCGGTTGCTATTATGCGAGCTTACGATGACCTCCCTTTGCCTGCAGCTATTGCAGCCTCGGTTTTGATAGGTGCAACAGGTATAGCTCAACTTGCAGCTGCCAACGCCGAACGTCAGAAAGTAAAACGTATGTCGCTCAATGGTGGCGGTGGAGCAAGCGCATCAGCTTCAGGAACTCGAGTCGCTACAGGTCTTGAAAGTGGAGGTAGCATCGATGTGGAAAGAGAACAAGACGGCAAACGCTTCCACGCTGCCTACGACCCGAACAGACGTGGCTTTATCGATAAGCCTACCGTGATTGTGGGCGAAGGTGGCTACGGGCATAGCAAAGAATGGGTAGCTTCGAATGCTGCTGTTGAGAACCCTACCATTGCCCCCATACTCGATATTATGGACAGGGCGCAGCGTGCTGGCAATATCCGCACCTTGGATATGAATAAATTCTTACTTCAACAAGCACAAGGGCGAGCAGCAGGAGGTAGCGTAACAAAGCAAGCAGTGCCAACTATCAGTCAGGCTTACCATGGGCAAGATGCTGAAGTAACAAAACGCTTAATAGAACTATTAGAGGATATGAAAACGAATGGTGTTCGCTCGATAGTAGGATTAACAGAACTTGACGCAAAACAACAATTGCAAGAACAAATAAGAAAAGTGGCATCAAAATAAATCGTCAGAAATGAAAATAACGAATCTATCAGCAGGCGAAGACTATAACCTTTCGCCCAATACTAAAATAGAAGTGGAGCGTACCAACCCATTCTTTAACGAATACGGAGAGCGCAGCGTTCCTTTAGACCTTCCAACATCGGCTCGCAATAGGCGCATTCTTGGTTTTCCAGAAGCCTTTGGTGGTATGCACAAGATAAAGCCAATGGACGTTGCCATACAAGATGGCGAGTTCTACACACAATGTAGACAAATCGTGCTAAACGCACAACACGAAGGGAAAATATCGACATCGTTTTTCTTAAATGATGGTTCGTTCTATTCGAAAATAAAGAACGTAAAATTAAAAGATATTTTTAAAGATGAGTTTGTTCCAGGAGTAAACTCCGTTAAAGAGGGTATTGAGTTCTGCCGTGGTTTACGCAACAACGAGCATGAACAATTCTCAATTTTTCCAATATTGGTAGAAAACGACTCTGGTGTTGATAGTGGTTTCAACTATAAGATTATAAATGCTTTTGGCAAAGAAGACATACTTGACAAAGATTTATATATAACGTGGAGCATTTATAAACAGATGTTTGGTAAAGACATTATACCTTCTGTGAAATATTTCCACCCTGATAAAACAGGATCAGATTGCGACTTCTACAATGCCAAGCAGCGCACCGAATATGTTGACAATGTAGCCATTACACTTTCTGAGGGCTATTATATATCGCCTTTCATGCGAGCCAACTATTTGCTAAAAAGAGTGTTTGCTTATTTGGGTTACGAGTTACTTCCTAACTTTTTTACGGAGACAGAACCCTTTAAGAAAATGGTAGTGCTCAATAATGTTATGGACACGCTTGTTAATGGTAAGATAAGAATTGCCGACCTTGTTCCCAACATAACTTGTTCGGAGTTTATCTCTGTATTTCGCAAGAAGTTCTGTTGTGAGTTTACACCCAACGAGGGCAATAGAACCATTGATGTAGTATTCTTGCGTGATGTAATGGCAAGTACTCCTACAATAGATTTGACACACAACATGACTGCCGAGCCCGTAATAACGTATAAAACGGAAAAAGATTATCAACGTGTAACCCTTGCTGCTGATGATAAGTTAGGAGGTGAAGTAAACGAGTCGTACGAAGATTTGAATGATATGTCGAAAAACAATGCAACGGCTTATTTTGAACCCAAAGACGGCTCGTTTTATAAAATAGGTTTTTCTGGCGACTTTCGTGTCATCACAAAGATAGGAGAAGCATCACAAGGTTACAACACAGGCGAAGAGCTCGAACCAAAGGAAATAAAAATTCCTGAATTGATACCAGAATTTAGAACTCTGACATATAAGTATAAGGTTCCTGAAGTTGCGTCCGACGAGGGAGAGTTCCTTTTCGAGAAAGAGCGTTATCTTTTCGTGGGAAGCTACAAAACGCTCAACTCTAAAATGGTGGTAGCTAACAATGATAAAGAAACCCATACAGAACAAGCTAATAAAGAAAAGACAATGTTAGCTTTCACAGCCTACCGAGATGGAAGAACCATTGGCACGATATCTCCTTACGACTTGTCTAATCCTAATTGGAAAAAGGCAACAAAACTTTTTGATTATGCGCTTTATTATAATGGTGAAGATGGCATATTCGAACGCTTCTACAAAGACTACGACCTGTTGTTGCGTAACTCGCTGCACGAATTAAAGGTGAAACTTTTATTATCGCAATCACAAAAACAGAACTTACCAGCTCATTCAAAGGTGCTTATCCGTGGAGTGGCTTTCTTTCTCAACAAGTTGAAATTTGTTCTTGGCGGAAATAACGAGCCTATGGAATCAGAATTTAAATCCATATCACTGATGCAACCAATTATCTCTGCCCCAAATTTAAGAAGTTTATTTCCTTCTATGGGCTCTAAATATAAATGGGTAGGAAATTGCGAGATTAGTAACGTATCTGAAAGCGAATACGATAATTCTGGACTGGATAAAGAAAGAACCTTTGCTACGATATACCCTCCACAACCATCAGAAAAATATCTTGGAGAATATTATATGGTTCAAAATTCTTATCATTCACGACAGATAAGACATAAGTCGCTCTGGAGAAGTGCAAAGTACGCGTACTCTCGCACCAAAGTATGGTTAATGTGTATCTATAAAACTAACGACGAATAGTGTCCTTTCTGATAATATTTTATCTTATTAATTTTGCCTTAAAAGACTTGCAATGATAGATATTGTTATAAGACCCGATAGTATTAGCCTTGTTGGCTCAATGAAAAGAATTGTAATCTCTGCAACAAAAGAGGTTACATTCGTTTTGAGTTTGAAAGAAAGCGATGTGCCAATTGTTCAACACACTTACACTCCTAATAGTAAGGGAAGAATAGAAATAAGGCTTGAAGATATTCTCTCGCCTTTGCTTTATTTCGAACTTAAAGATGTTGATACAGCTTATCGTCAAGAACACATTGCACAAGTATTTGAAGTATCGCTCAAGGATAGTGAAGCAGTAAGGAGTTTTACTTTTACTGCAATAAGAGCAGGGGTAGACCAATTAGCAGATTCGGCTGAGAACTTCTTAATGACTAACTTTCTAACATGGCAGCCAACAGTTAAGCCTGTTACTTATCATACGCCAGAATTTCTTACCTATTACGCTATGGTAGACGCTGTTGTTAAATGTAAAATTTATTACACGACAGACTTGTTAGGTCAAGAACTAACAAGAGATAAGACCATTGTTTTGGCAAATTTGAGCAAAGATGCTGCATGGACTATCCCTGTGCAGTATGCTATCATTGCAGGTAAGTCAAAAGTAACTCCATCATTTTACGATGTATGGATAGAGGACAGTGCAGGTGATTGTATTACTTATGTTCAACGTTATTTTGCTTCTGACATTAAAAGTGAAGAAGAACAATGGATACTGTTCGAGAACTCATTGGGAGGTATCGATACTTTCAGAGCATACGGGAATGTTGAGTTGAATGCAAAGCACGAACACAAGATTGCAGAAATCGAAGATAATGCGGAGGAGTATCGTGTTGATACAGAACGGATGTTTAAAAAGAATACAGGACATCTCAACAAGGAAGAACGTCAATGGTTGCTCGACTTCTTTCCTTCACTTGACAAATACATCTACATTAATAATCACATTCGAAAGATTGTGGTTACAGATAGCGATGTAAACTACGAAGCAAAAGAATTGCCGTCTAATTATAATTTTACCTTTAAGTTTGCTGATGCACGTCCTTATCTTAATCTTAGTAGAGGTGATATACCGACTGAGATGTTAGATGTAAAAGTTCCCGACCTCGGGTCTTTTACCATCGCCCCACGCTTGGTTGAGTTCCAAAGGCTCAATCTGAGTGGTGGGGCACTCTTTCCTGTTCAGAATCCGTATGCCGACGAATGGAACGTTACCACGATAGCTGCCATTATTGACTTTATTGTAGAAGTGCTTGAGAAAAGCTACTCTGCTAACGGTGGCGTAGGGCACACCCATACGAACTACTCGCTGCTGCAAAGTCTTTCGCTGCTGAACGGCTATCTGCTTGAGAATGGTAACAAGATAAAGGCTGGCTATGCTGATAAAGCGCGTGATTTAGAAGAGCCAGTAGACGATCGTTTCCTTTCGAAGCTAAAAGCCGACACGGCGAAAGAGTTAATAACGTTCTTAAAGGGCATTACGTTTGGAGATAGTGTTCAAAATATAGGCTTCGCAAAAGGCTTAAACGGCTTTGGCGTGTGGCTTGATGCAAAGGGCAGGGCGCACGGGCAGATTGACTATCTCGAGGTGATTGGCAAAGCTATATTTCGCTCGCTACAGATTGATGAGTATAAGCACATCGGGGGCAACATTGTGCTTTCAGGTGCGAATGCCATCATAGAAAAAGTTGTGCCTGTAACGGGTGGCTGGAAGTGCTACCTCCACACGGACGATGGCGACAAAGCTATTACCAACGACTGGTTGCCAGGCGACCAAGCACTGTGCCAAACGTTCAATATAAGGGCAGGTGTTTATGAGAGCGTCAGCAATACGTATTACTGGCGTTGTGTGTCGGAGGTTGGACAAAAGACCGACACCGAAGAAGCGTATATCGTTATCACGGACGATGACGCCTATCGAGATAAAAGCATAGAAAACGATGAGCCGAAGGCTGGCGACAATGTCGTGCTGTGTGGGCACAACACGCTGTGGGATATTGCCCACGGCGTAGAGCCGACGCTGCACCGCCATAGAATGAATGTTACGATGATAACCACCTCAAAGGAGGAGGGCGGAACAATAGAGGTATACAGGAATATTCACGACTTTTCGCTGAATAAAGGTAACGCAATATTTCATTTGTCCAGCGACAAAATCTATATGAATAGCCGCAATTTCGAGTGGGTAAGCTCCGACGGCGAGCGTATTCCAAACGTATTATACCGTGGTGATTGGACACTGGGCACGGTGGCTGCGAAATATGAAGCGTGGTACTACAGTGGTGGCACGTGGCTTTCCCTTGTGGACGGCAATACCGATGAACCTACGGAGCAGTCGCCGAAGTGGAAGAAATATGCTGCCAAGGGTGAAGACGGCACATCGCCCTACACGGTGAGGGTACAGTCGGAAAGCGGCGGCAACGTCATACACAACGGACAGGGAGAAATCGTCCTTGTGGCTGCCGTCTTCCACGGAGAACAGGATATTACATCGACTTTGCAGCCTTATAATTTTTCGTGGGTCATTCAGACAGGCAATACCGACTTCGACAAGGCTTGGAATACACGACACGCAGCGGTTGGAAACAGTATCACCGTACGGGCTGAAGAAGTGAGCCTGAAGGCACAGATAGACTGTATGGTAGAAATTGAAAGATAAATTTATTCACTATAAAAAAAGAAAAAATATGGCAACAGTAAAAGCAAGAGGTCAGGTAACTATTGTAGACCTCAACGATGCGAAGCAGGTGCAGCTCGTTATGAGCATCAAGCACCCAGTACAGATGTACAACCCTGACACAAAGGTATATACGCCTAACTTCGGTAGCGACAACAATGTGGTAACGCCAAAGGTGTATGTTACTGGCAATGGAACAAATTTAATAAGCAAACTCACTTCGTTGAAATACGAGGTTGGTGGAACTGTCGTGAATGCTGGGGCAACCAGTGGTCAGTATAGCGTTGCCACAATACCAGCAGGCGGTGCGCTTACCATTAAAGGCAACATAACAGGCAACTCGCTGCCAATCAAGATAACGGCAGTATATCACGATGATGATACGGCGCAGGACACCACGCTCGAGGCGCAGGGCTTTGTCGTGAAGACAGCGAATGCTGGTGCGCTCTTTCAGGTTGTCCTCACACAGCCAAAGGGTAACAGCTTTGATGCGGGCAACAATATCTCCACCCTTACGGCGGAAGCCAAGTGCTACCGTGGTGGCACGCAGGACACGGACGGCATCACTTACAAGTGGTACTCGCTGAACTTGAAGACGCAGGCGTGGGAGCTTTTTTCAAGTGGCATTGCAACTGCCGCAGGTGTATCAACACTCACCGTAAAGGCAGATGACGTGCTGAATGTTCAGACATTCAAAGTTGAAGCCATCGACGGCACTGACAAGGCGGAAGCTATCGTAACATTCGAGGACAGGACAGACCCCTATACATTGGAGCTTTTTTCGCCAACAGGACTACAGATAAAGAACGGACAGGGCTCAACGACGCTTTGCGCTCGCCTGTATCGTGGAGAAGAACGCATCGAGGACGAAAACACGACCTCAAAGAAATTTACCTACACGTGGAGCAAGTATGGCAAGAATGGCGAAAAGTCCGTTTTCTCGGGAACATCTTCAAACCAAAAGACAGGCAACCCTCTTGTGGTGGAAGCCAAGGATATAGACCAAAAAGCGACATTCTATTGTGAAGTCAGTCAATAAGCGAACCCTCACACCCATAAACCCCTAACCGCTCCCCTTACCTCAAACGTAAGGGGAGCATAAAAACCAAAAACACATGGCAGAAGTAAAAGCAAGAGGAAAAATAACCATCGTAGACCTTCACGACGGCAAACCGGGCAAACCGGGCAAAGACGGCATGAACGCAATATCTTTGAACGTTACGCCTTCAACTTTTGTATTTGAAACAGACACCAATGGAACTATATTGAACAGCACACTTGCCGCAAAAAAAGGGTTAGTGAGGCTATATGATGGTGTCAAAGAGGTTATACCTGCCTTCGTATCAGTGAAACCGTATAGTTGCAGTGCTAAGGTCGTAATGGGTGAACTTACATTTTCGTCAATCGACCCAAACGCTTATAGTGGAAAGGTGGAGGTTACGGCAACCTATAAAGGTGAGGATAGAACTGCAATAGTAGAATGGATGATTTCCACAATGCAGAAAAACGAAGCCAAGATAATTGGACTCGAAAACAAGATGATTGGACTTGAGACTTCTCAACAACAATATGACAGCCGCATAGGAGCCATAGAAACAAGTGTTGGAAAGGTGGAAACCACTGCCAAGCAAATAAGCATTGAGTTGAAGAATCAAGTCATAGGTGGCACAAATCTACTCAAGGGAGCAAGCCTAAGAAGTGATGAAGTTTCTTTGATTAAAGGCAAAAGTCATAAAATATGCATTCACGAGACCATCAATATACGCAGAGATAATCAAGGGCATAACATGCACCCCTATCTTGAAATAAACGTCAGCGGAAGAACACAAGACCTCTACTCTTCAGGACGTTTTTGGACGTGGCTTGAAGCAGGAAAGACTTATGTATTTTCAATGTATTACAAAGTATTTGGTTATGCAACTTCAACTTTATCAATTGCCGTTGCCCGAAGTAACGAATATACAGGTGATGCTACCAATTGGCTTAACGGAGAGGGCGAAGACACTATAATCAAAGATTACAATTGGCATCGCTACACCCGCAGATATGCAATCAATACCACAGGATATTACTTTTTTGCCCCAGCCCTACAACGCAATGGTCGTGTGTTCATATCAGAAGTTCAGCTTGAAGAGGGAACAAAACCCACAGGCTGGCACGACCCTGATATAGAAACCGCCATCGAACGCACCGGAATAAACCTCCAACAAGGCATCATAGACATACAAACCAACACCTTCCAAGTGCGCAACACCAAAGGCGAACTAACCGCATACGTCGATAAAGACGGCAACTTCATAGCCACAACTTTGCAAACAAAAAGCAAAAAAGGCAACGCCTCCGTCTATATACACGACGGTATCATAGAAGCTAAAAACTCACTTGGCAAAACACAAATAAAAATAGGAATAAACGAACTGGGTGAACGTGTCATGACATTCTACGATAAGTCAGGAACATTCCTCTTAGACTTCGACCCTATCCAACTCCTCAATAGCGACTACGACAAGGCTGCCTCATGGGGCAAAATGGATTGCTACACTGTCGATGACGACCCGCAACGCTACAAATCACTCTTTACCAATTCGTACAATGAATGGCTCTTCAATCAAGTCAGCCACGGAAACATGCCTTTTTCAAAAGCCACCTTCTACATTTATTCAGCACCACGAAACGGAAAAATATGCAAATCAGACGGCAACTGGTCAGGAAGCCAAACAGCCAACAACGACGGCAAAGCATTCACCATTAACCAACCAGAAGGAAACTTTGTCGCCAACGGTCTATACATAAGACGAATCATTCCCCTAAATGGCAATCAATTCTTAGGATTAAATCCAGATGCCCCAATAACAGAAGGAGGATTCGACCCAAGCAGCGTAACCCAAATAGCCGTAGATCTATACGTCGTCAAGCAAGGCACTGTTCTTTTCGCCACCAAGACCATAAACAAAGACGGAACAATAGCCAAAGAATACATCGATGGCGAAAACATTCCAAACTTAGGAGGAAGAGACATTCCAGACTTAGAAAGCGGTCATAACTTAGGAAGATTTAATTTTTAACAACATAAAACAAAAAAGAAAATGGAAGCAAAATCATTAAAAACAATCATCAGCGCAGAGTGCCAGATCGCACAAAACGGCTACATGCACATCGTAAGCTACACAGCAGACGTAACAACACCAAAAAACGCCAAAATCATATCATTCACCGACCACGTTGTTCGCATCATTAACAAAGATATTCTCGACACCTCGGGCATAGAAACCACATTCGGACACGATGGTCAGAACTTCAACTCAACAGGTTGGCGCAACCTCCCCGACGACAACGGCGACAAAGCATCGGACGATATGAAAGAAATTTTTTATGCTATTGAAAAAGGTGAACTGCAAATGAAGTAAGATGAGCTATGAAAGATTTAAATATTCTTCTTCACCGCAAATGGTGTCGTCCAAATTATATTATAGGCAATCTATATCTTAATGGAGTGTTCTTCTCTAACACACTCGAGGATAAAGATAGAGGCTTAAAACAATCCATGCCACTCGATGAAATCGAACAATGTAAAGTCTACGGACAAACCGCAATACCTTCAGGTCGATACGAAGTGCGCATAACTTATTCCAATCGTTTTAAACGACTATTACCTCTATTACTCAACGTACCTGGCTTCGAGGGCATTAGAATACATGCAGGAAATACGCCAGAAGACACTCTTGGCTGCATCTTAGTTGGTAAAAACGACCGAATAGGGCAAGTGCGCCATTCACGAACAATCATGGCAAAGCTGCAACAACAAATAGATAGCACTATCCTCAATGGTGGAAAAGTATTTATTGATATAAAGAATAATATGTAGGAAAGATGGAACGTAGGAAAGCAATATAAGCATTCCTACGTTTTAATTTTAGGATAATTCATAAGACACCATGATAATTTAATAAAAGGCTATTTGCATTTTGAATATCTTTAGGAGTATATCTATCCGTTATCAATATAGAAGAATGCCGTGCTTGATCGCGAACAGTTAGAATATCAGTATTAGCACGCAACATATTCGTTATACCAGTATCTTTTAGCGAATAAAACTTATATCGGTCTGTCAATTTCAAGTTCTTCCTTACATACCTTTGCCAATAATCCCTAAACTGTTTTTCGCTCTTTCTATCTTTGCCAGGCATAAAATTCCCACTGAAAAGATAATAATCACTCGGGTAAGAAAATATCTTTAAATCAATCATCAACTTTAGAACATGGTCAGGAAGCGTAAGCACAGCATCGTTATGATTTTTAGTATTATCGCCATAAAGATGCAACACCTTCTCTTTAATAGAAATATCCCCAATCTTCAAAAAACTCATTTCCTTGGGGCGAACGAACAAATAATGCAAAATATAACACGCTAGAAGATAATACTTATTATTCGCCAATAACCAATTCTTAATCTCCAACAAAACCTTATCAGGTATAACATCTCTATTCTTTAAAGCATCACGACGTCTAATCGTAGAAAAATTATCAGTTGGATTATTAGGAATATAACCACGCTCAAGCAAATATTTACAAAAAGTTTTCAGCCAAGATAGATAATTATTTTTGGTTTGGATGGTATTATTTCTATCAATAAAAACATAATCGAGAAATTGCCCAACAATTCTATGGTCAAATTGGTAACAATAATATAAATTGATATTTTCTTTTCTCTTCCATTCTCGTAAAACACTAATTTTGCTCAAATAGGAAGTCATAGAAATTTCTCGCATATTATGTTCCTTATAAAGCTTAGATAAATACTCCTGATATTTATCGCAAGCATCATCAAACAACGTGTACTCTAACGGCTGTGCAATTTCAACCCATGGATTCCACCCTTGAATTAATTTCTCTATCAATCGTTTGATCAAAGCCTCTCCATAAGCTCTTTGCGTCCGTTTGTTTTTTATTCGACCTAACATAAATTTTTTAATACGAAATTTACCTATAGTAGGGTCGAAAGCAGATAATGATACATAACACTCAGATGCCTGATGAAAAGTGGGAGTTTTCCAGCCAACAATTTCTTGAATTGTTGATTTCTGTTTTTGAGAAGCAAATTTTTTTTTAGACAT